GGCCGGATTCTCCACGTTCCGAAGCGTGGTGTATGGAGGTACGTTCGAAGCAGTGACTGTGTATGGTCTGGGCGTCAGGGCTCGACTCCCATTCCGCGTGTTCACTCTCACCGCGCCGAACCGCCTCGTGATTGACGTCGCCAACCATTGGTGATCGAATAGGAGTCTGCCATGCCGCGACGGGGCGCTCTCCCCCAATTCTGGATCTCGATCGACCCGGGTGACAAGCATGTGGGTTACGCGAGCTGGGACTACGAGGAGTGCTCCGCTGCTGTTGAGATGACCCCGGATGAGGTGGTCGATACGATATGCGACCTAGCCACATTCGGGGTCATCGGTCTGCTCGTAGTCGAGCGGTTCACCCTGTACCCCTGGATGGCCGCCCAGTTGTCGCACTCCGAGCTGTACACACCCCAGCTCATCGGGGCGCTGCATCACGTCGCACGACGCCACAACATCCCGTTCGAGAAGCCACAGGCCAGCAAACTGAACGATGTGTACCGGAACCCAGAGTTGTCCGGGCGGTTGCATCGGTCGATAGGTCACGGCAAGCACGCGCGGGATGCTGAGGCGCACGGGCTTAGGATAGTTTCCCAACTGGAGATGCAGAGAGCGGGTTACGCATGAGCAGGCTACAAGTGGTCGTGGGAGGGCAGTTTGGCTCGGAGGCTAAGGGGGCGATTACCGGTCGCCTGGCGCTGGAATCGGAGACGCCCCTCGTTGTCCGGGTCGGTGGACCGAACGCGGGGCACACGGTATTCGACGCGAACGCGACGGAATGGAAGCTGCGGCACGTGCCCGTCGGTTTCATCAATCCCCGCGCACACCTCGCCCTCGCGGCCGGATCCGAGGTAAATGCCGAGGTCCTCTTCAAGGAGATCAACGATTTGGAGGTAGCGGGCTACGACATCACGTCGCGCCTGCACATCGATCCCCAGGCGACATTGCTCGACGACAACCACATCGCGATGGAGGTGGCCAGTACCCTCAACGACCGGCTCGGCTCCACGGCCAAGGGTGTCGGTGCGGCGCGAGCCGATCGAATCTGGCGCACAGCCGATCTCGCCGGTGGCATCCTAAACCCCGTGTCCGTCACCGAGCTGATCGAGGACAGCTACACCGTTGATCGCGACGTCATCATCGAAGGCACCCAGGGTTGGGGGCTGGGCCTGCACGCGGGACAGTACCCATTCTGCACGTCCGGTGACGCACGGGCGATCGATATGATGGCGCAGGCTGGGGCGGTTCCGTGGCGATGGCCTGCCGACCGGTTGGAGGTGTGGATCGTCTTTCGCACCCGCCCGATCCGGGTCGCGGGCAATTCTGGGCCACTCTACGGCGAGACTTCCTGGAAGGAGCTTGGCCTCCCCGAGGAGTACACCACCGTGACGAAACGAGTCCGTCGGGTGGGCGAATGGGACCCCGAGCTGGCGATGGAAGCCCTCGCTGCCAATGGTGCGCCCAGCCAGGCGACCCGCATTGCGATCACGATGCTCGACCACCTGTTCCCCGACGTGGCCGGAGCAACCGAAATCTCCCAGCTGAGCCACGGATCACGGGCTTGGCTGGAGCAAAGGGAGAAGGAACTGGGCCTTCCCGTCGATATGGTCGGGACTGGCCCTTACACACAGGTTAGGATGGGCGTCAACCATGGGACTGCCTGAATGGTGGGTCGACTTGTCGAAAGACGACGTCGACGCCGCCGAGATCAAGGCCAAGGAGTACGGGTCACTCGACCTAGTGATCATTGGCCGCACATTGCGTGAGCTGATCGGAATCGGGCCGGACATCCTGTCCGACGCCGAGATCGGCATCATGTTCTACCAGCTCGGTAAGCTGGCTCGCTGCATCAGCGCGGTTAGTGGGGGCCGACGTCCCAGCGACGACACTTGGCACGATATTGTCGTCTACGGTATGATGGTCCGGCGTATCCGCGAGACGGGCCAGTGGCCGTGAACCGATACGCGCACCCGGTCATCGATCACGTTTGGTCGCCACAGGGAAAGTACGCCTACTGGCTACGGGTGGAATGGGCGGCCTCGACGGCAGCGGGTGACGCGCCGACCGCGAAGGCTCTAGGTGAGGAACTCGATTCGCATGATCTCGCGCAAATCGCCAAGTATGAAACTATCACCCGTCACGACGTGGGAGCTTTTGTCCGTTGGATGCGGGAGGTGCGCGGCGTTCCGCTTGCGCACTGGGGTCTTTCATCATCTGATCTTGTGGACGCGGGTCAAGCCCTGGCTGTGTCGGAAGTATCCGAGTGCCTGTGCCGCGAGGCTCGTCTTCTAACCCAATCACTGGAGCTGCTGGGGGTGCAACATGCCGATACGCCACGCGCTGCTCGAACGCACGGTGTATTCGCTGAGCCGGACGCTTTTGGGCGCCAAGTTGGTATATGGGGCGATCGCGTGGCGAAGGCGGCTGAACTGCTGGCTGGTGCAACTGGACCCGCCACCGAGATTGTACTCGGTGGGCCCATCGGCGACGCCCGAGTGCATGACCCCGTGCGACTTGGGGCTCTGCTCGGCTTGCAGCCGGGACGATACCGGAAGGCCCAGGCTAACGATCGTCAAGGCTTAGTCGGCTGGGCCGCCTCGGTAGCCGGGTTGATGGGAGCAGTCGAGCATCTGGCTCTGCAGGTGCGGTTAGGAGCCACCTACGGTGAGATGGCTGAATGGTTCGCGCCCGATCAGTGGGGTTCGACTTCCATGCCGCATAAGCGAAATCCAGTTCGCTCAGAGAGGATATGCGGTCTGGCTCGCGTGGTGCGCGCTCAGGTGGGCGCCTTGGCCGAATCTACAGGTTGGTGGGGCGAGCACGACATCAGTCATAGTTCTGTCGAGAGGATCTGTCTACCACTTGTCACCGGGCTTACTGGCTTTGCACTACGTGAGGCTATTGATATAGTTGCCCATCTCGTGGTCGCGCCGGATCGAATGCAAGCCCACATCGAGCACGCGGGTACCTGGGATCGCTGGCTAGCCGAGCAATCGGCGAACCCGGACGCCTGGGCCGACATTTACAAGGGGCTGCAGGGATGAGCTACCTTGTTTACGTCGCTGAGCCGATGGACCAGTCGCCTAACCGTATCCAGCACACCTGGCGGGCGCCCGAGGACTGGACCCTTTACCGGCCGAGTCAGGCATTCGCCGGACCGTTCGGACCCAACCTGGACGACTGCAACCGCGCGGTAATGACCACCATCGACGGACTGCTCGCCTTCCTCCCGGTGGGCGTTCCCACGATCGGGGTGCCAGCCGAGATCGAACACGCTCTATCCCACGGGATCCCGACCGCGATCGTCACCGATATCGACCGATCGGTGGCCATCCAGGGTTTCGCGGCGCGGGGCGCGTACGTCACGGATAGCGCGGCCGACGCGGTGAAGGTGCTGAACGAGGACCTGCGCCACGCGCCAAACAAGGGCGAGATCGGGTTCGTGCGGACTGGAGCCAACGCCGAGCTGCCCAGGCGCGGATTCAGTGACGATGTGGGGCTGGACCTGTTCGCCTCGGAGCCGATGCGGGTCCCTGTGATGCAGTTCCGTGACGTGCCCGCCGGGGTCATCTGCAATCTCCCGCCCGGAATGTGGGGCTACATCACATCGCGCTCGTCGACGATGCGCAAGCACCGGTTGTGGGTGACGCCCGGCGTGATCGATCCCAGCTTCCGGGGCGAACTGTTCGTTGGGATCTGGAACGTGGGCGGGGCGACCCACGACGTCAGGGTGGGCGACCGGCTCGGTCAGCTGATCCTGATGCCCGCGATCACACCCGTGCCGGTTTGGGACGTCGATGTGACCCCCGGGATAACCGCGCGGGGCGCGCTGGGATTCGGCAGCACGGGCGCCTAGTACCGGCCGATTTAAGAGCGGTCGCGGGGAGTCCAGCGGAGTACACCCGGATGGAGTAGTGGCCCCTAGCGGGGGGAGGTGAGAACATGAGCGCAGGATTCGAGCGAGTGAGCCGAGCCGTCAACGACGCGCTGACGTCGATGGCTGATTCGACGGTCAGCGAGCAGGACGTGGGCGACAACGCCAAGCAGTACGACGTCCAGGTCGGCGACGAGAATGTGGTCGTCAACATCGGCGGAGCAGTTGATCAGTAAGTCTGCCGCTTCCCAGACAGCGAGACCCCCCACCTCATCGGGTGGGGGGTCCGCTTGTCGGTCAGGCGACGAAGTTGGCCTCGGCCACGTCCATCGTCCGCGACTCGCCACTGCGGGTGACGTAGGTCACCTTGCTGCCGGCGATCAGCGCGTTGTACGTCCAGCGTCCGACCTTGATCTGGGCGGTGATCGCCGAGTGGGCCATCGCCGCACTGTCATCGGCGAACCGGGCCTGCAGGGTCCCCCGACGGTAGTAAAGGAACGGCACCAGCGCGGGGATGACCATCTCGGCGGCCGAACGGGCCGACATGATCTCACCATCCACGACGACCTCCTCGTCGTTGCGGTGGGCGGTCTGCAGGAGCGACTTGGCCTTGGCGTCGTGGCCGGGCGCCCAGGTCTTGGCGGTGACCCGCCCGCAGTTCACGCCGAAGCGCAGGCAGGAGCAGGGGGCGAGTGCGGTTTCGGTGGACTTCGACATTTTGGGTTTCCCTTCCCAGTGGGCCGGGGGGCTCCCCGACCTCGTAATACAATTATATCAGCTGAGAGGACCCCGCCACAATATCTTGGGATGTAACCCTTGCCACAATGTCCCCATCGCGAGGGCGTGGGTCGTTGAATACCTTCACCCGGATGTAGGCGGCGAACACGGCCCTACCCATGACGCAGGCGCGCATCGCTTCCATGGGATCCAGATCGTAGAAGACGATCAGACGCATGAGCAGCTCGATGGAGGGCAGGCGGCCACCGGTCCGCAGCTTGGACAGGGTGGCCTGCGAGATGTGGACCTCTTCCGAGACCACGCGATTGGTGCGTTTGGTATTCATGCTACCAGTATACCACACCTGCCTCGTTGGGCACAAGACCGACCCGTAGGGTCATACCTTTTTAAGACCTCGCGCGCACCCCTGGCATGGACGCGACTTGACAGGGGGTCGTTTTGTGTGGTATAATAGTAACATACAGGGCGAGACACGCCCTGCAAGGGAAGGGAATCCCAATGGAAACGCAAGCCCCCAAGACCGGTAGATGGGTCGCCATCACGTCGATCTGCCTGGCAGTCGCCGCATTCCTCGTCGCCTGCTCGGCGCTAGTGGTCGCCGTGCCGCATCCTGAGCAGTACCGGGTGGGGACGGTCCCCACGATGCCGATGCCGATCGTCCCACAGCCCGCTCCCCAACCGGCCGCGCCGGACCTGGCCTGGGACGTCGAGCACGTCTACAAGGACGGCCAGTACGAGGTCGGTAAGGACATCTACGAAGGCAAGTGGAAGACCGCAGGCAAGGTCGATGGCCCGATGGGCTGCTCGATCCACACCCGAAACGCACAGGGTGGCACTGCTGATTTCAAGTACGGTGACGGCCAGATGATTGTAGACGTGCACAACGGCCAGACGGTCGAGGTGCGCAGCTGCCAAACGCTCACCCTAGTTTCACCGATCCCGAAGTAAGACAACCCCCGCTCCCCGCAGTCTGCTGACCTCACGGGCTCGCCCCCGGAGGTCAGCATGTCTGTTGTCGAGTGGATTGCATTTTACGTGCTGGTGGTGATGTGCCTGGCTGTACTAACGGGTAATATATTCCGCTTGCGTCAAGGCCCGGTGTGCTGGTGTGGCCACCGGGCCGATGCACATTGGCACTACCGACCGGGTACCGACTGTGCCGACTGCGACGAGTGCCGCCAATTCCGGTCGGTGGACCATGGGTAGGCACAGCGCGCCCCGGTTTCACTGGATGCGGGGATTCGTGACCCTAATCATTTCGCTGATCGGAATGTTCGTCGCGCTGTTGCTTGGCGCGATCTTCGCGCTGGCGGGATTGATGGCCGGGATCATCGGCCTGCTCTTGATGATCCTCTACCTAGTTTCGGTGATGGTGTTCTTTTGGGAGCTGGTCATCCACGAGCCCGATTTGAAGACGATCAGCGAGCCCGAGCACGCCGAGGAGGAGTGGATCACCGAGGGCGACTGGGTCAACGACGATTCCTTGTCAGCAACAGTACCACTACGTATAGCATCAGGCAAACCAGCGACCCGACCACGACGATGGACACCAGAATCAACAGGTCTGTCGGATCCGGCGTGGGCAGGCTACGAATGACGCCGCATTCCCGATGCCAGTCCCGGTTACTCTGGACTACGCAGTACTCGACGTAGCCTAGCGGAGGTTGTAGATGTCGCACGCGGGGATCGTGCCCGGGTTGGCGCGGGTTCCTTCAATCGTAACCACGCGCGTGCCGTCGGGTAGCTTCATCCCGATCTGACAGTTGTTCTTGACGACCCCCGGCTTACCCGCTGATCCGAACATGAACTTGGCCCCGCCCTTACCGTCGAGCGCGCTGATGATCACGTGACAGTCGCCCCACGCCGTGGAGAAGCTAGCCCACGCCTCCTTGGCGACGTTGCCCCCGGCTTCACACGTCCGCTGACCGTGGAAGTTGTTTTTCCCGCCAGCGGTGTCGAAAATGATCAGCATCTGATTTTCCTCGTCGTCTGGGAAGTCGAGTGGCGGTGGGGGAGGTGGCGGTGCGACAGGTGCGCCCGTCGCGCACAGTCGACGAAAGGCGACCATGTCGAAGTTGGGATCGATCTTGCGACCGGCAGGGGAGCAGATCTCTTTGTGGGCGACGATTTTATCGATCGGGAAGCGATAATAATCGCTCAGGCACCGGCACATCTTTGCGAAATTGGAGTACTGCGGTTCTGGCCAACTAGATACACCTGTCGCCTCCGCCTCGATCCCAAGGGCGTGCGAATTGTTAGCCCAACTAGCGTTGGTCGCACCCGCATGGTAAGCGATGCCAGCCGCGATAATATAGACAGTACCGTCTCTAGCGAGATACAGATTGCATAGAGGCCCAGGTAGACCAGGCCGCCCGTTAACGCAAACATTGAGCGACGGAGTATTCCCGGTCGCCGGACCGGCTGTGTGGTGGCAAACCACGCAAAGGGCCGTCCCTGGTGTTCCGTGTCCACGTCCTTTCCACCCTCCATACTCGACTACGGGAAGACCCGAGCCCGCGAAGGCTCTAGGGAGGTCCGTCCACATCGCCATTCTTACGCTTCTCTTTCTGATCTCGGAAGAACGCTTGCGCCCCCAGGGTCACCAGCACACCGAGTGCGGATGAGCCGAGCGCGAGGATCGCTTGCCGATCTTGATCGGTGGTGGCCAGGGTCGGTACGCCCACGATGATCATCGCGGTAATGACGATCAGCGTTAGCGCTACCGTGAATAAGATCTGGCCGGTTCGCATTATGATCGCAGCCAGGCCGCTCGGAAGTGGATCGTCTGGCCCAGCGGCTCAGAGTTCTTGGCTAGCTGCGAGTTGTGCCAGGCGTAGACCACGAGCGGAGTAGCCGCACCGAATCGTCGGGTAAACGATACCGTCCATTCTTGAGTGGGTCCGGCCGGACCGCCGGACGCGCTCACCGTGTTAGCCAGGACCGCGCCCGCAGTGAAGCTACCCGCGAACCGGAATGCCGTGGTGCCGTCAAGGCCAACCCAGATACCCGCCGAGTAGCCGTCTTGCAGACCGTTGAGCCGGAATCCAGCATCGATCGCATAGACCCCGTCGCGGTTCAGAAGGAATCTCGCGTCCGGAACGGCACCAGTTGTTGAAGTGCCCTTGGTGACGTCTGATGAAAGTTGTGCCGCAGTCGGGAACGCTAGCGGCCGGTCCCCGTTTGGGGCTATGGACTGAACCGCCCCGTTGTAGTACTCGACTTCGTGGCTGGTCCACAGGTTGCGCGCGATAGCCGACTGCACCACGCTCGTCGCGTTCGCCAATAGGCTCAGCGTAGCCAGGAGCAGCGTGCCTGCCGGTTGCGCTGGTAGCGTCGGAGACGCGGCCGGGGTCCCGGCCAGCGCGTAGATTTTGGGTCCGTAGATGGCGCCCGAATAGTCGGCGTCGTCCACCGCCATCAGGATCAAATCGTATCGGGGTAGCGACGATACGGGCGAGATCGTCACGTTGACCGCGGCGTCGCTGATCACGGCGTAGCCACCGCCATCCGAAGCCGGAGTCGGGACGATGGCTCGACCGGGCGACACCTGCACGGTCATGTTGGGGGTGCCCTGCTGGCTCGTCAGCAGACCAGATACGATGCGGCCTACTCCAGACAGCGGGTCCGACGATACGTCGAGCAGCATTCCGGCCAGCAGGCGATCGTCGAGCGCGTTGTACGCGGAGTTCTGGAGATATAGTGCCTTGAGCGTCATCGGCCCCGACCGCCCGGCACAACGCCCTTCAAGAGGGTGTTGGCTCGCTGATCGCGATGGAAGGCGCAGATCGGTTTGCCGTTGACCAGCTCCACGGCGTCCGTACTCAGCGGGTCGTGCGGCGGGTTGGGGTCCTTGGGCCGGTCTGCAGGGTCGAGCTTGGCACACTCGGCGCACATGAACACGGGCGTTGTCATGATTCTCCTATCCGGCGATCTGCTGACGCAGAACCCAGTCATCGACTACGTAGTTCCACGGGATCGTCGTACCCGAGCTGTCATTTGGAGGAGAGCCCGTTACCTTGAGGTAAACCCCGAGGTCCACGGCGACGTCGGAGAATGCGGCACCCGTGGTGCCAGCTATCGGGGTGATGGCGTTAGCAGGCAGGTTTACAGTCGCGACGTCGACGTCGGTGATTATGCTTGCTGCGTTGCGCCACCAGACACCCAGTTTGGCTACGGCTGGAACGCTGCACCTGACCGCCACTTGCGCGTTCCACTTGGTATTGCCGCCCGAGACCCCGGCTCCAACCGAGCGTACTTCGCTCGACAGACCGGTCTGCGAGATGCTGGTCGTCTTGGTGAACGTGGCGCGGAGGCGCGCGTCATAGGGCCGGGCGTAGCCGTAGTAGTTGGGGCTAGTGGTCGGACCGGGACCGATGATGAGCCCACGGAACGTGCCATCCCGGATCCGGTCACAGATCCCGGCAACGGCAATCATGTTGGCAGAGCCCATGAGATAGCGGCCTGGCCAGGAGTAGCGGATCAGGTCGGGGAACTGGCCCGAGCCGGGCATCGCCGCACCGATGGCCGGAGGGGTATTCACCGTGTGCGCGCCGAAGATCGCGGAGCCGCCTTCGGACTGGAACCAGTGCTCCCAGAAGATCAGCAGATCGCAGAGCTCCCAGTCACCTGCGATGGTGTTAACCGCATCGGCGAACTGGGCGGGATCGTACCAAAGTATGGTGCGCTGGTTACCGAGCAGCCCGTCGAACTGGCCCTGAAACGCGTGGTCGACGTTGTCCGAGCCGGTCGACGTAACGTAGCTGCCGTCGCCCTTGTAGGTGCGCCAGGCGTACGGGCTGACGTCGAAGGAGTCGCGCTCTCGGTTGACGGTGAGCACGCCGGGCACGTGACTCATCTTGTAGGACCACTCACCCGAGATGGCGTCGGGAGTGCCGACCAAGATTCCGATGTAGGGGACCTGCCAGCCGTCTACCCGCTTAGCCTCGTAGCCCGGGTTCGGCAGTAGGTTGGGACCGGTAACAACGGCAGTCGCTCCCTGGGCGGGACGCGCGGCAGCCGCTAATCGACGCTCAGCTGAGGATAGCCGCTCCTCCGTGCGAGTCAGCCACTCGGCCAACTCCAACGATCGCGCTACTCGGGTCATGGGTCTCCTACATCGGGATGATTACGTTACCGTCAAGCAAGGCCGGAACCATGGTGATAGTGACCTCGTCCATCTGGCCTGCGTTAACCGAGATCGCGGCGATCCGGAGTTGGAGGTCGTATCCGTCGGTGAATGTGGCGCCCGGAGGCACAATTAGGCGGCAATCATCACCCACCCCGTAAGATCCCAGGATCGGGTCCTCGTCCGCGTCCGGACACTTGATCTTAATGGAGAGGATGACCCCGCTCCTAGCGGCTTGCTCGGCCCGAGCCTTCTCATTGAGGGTCGCCTGGACACTGATATCGGTGAAGCTGAGCGCGTCCTCCAGCCGAACCCATCCCGCGCCGTACATGAACTGGGCCTCGTAGGAGGACATCAGCGGGTTGGATGCATCTGCCGGGTTGGTCGATGTGCAATCGATCCACGTGGTGGAGGCCGCCGCGTCCTCCTCCCAGCTATCAATCGAGCAGTTCACTCCAACGATGAACGTAAGGTGGCTCTGGGCCAGACTGCGTCCAAGCCTGGGGTACCCCACCTCGAACCGATCAGACCAGATCCCATTGGCGTAGATGGGGCTGGATTTTATGTCCGGCCCGTTAACGACGCCACACAGGTTGCGGATCATCTCGCCGTAGGACTTGCGATCGTAACCGTAATAGGTGCGGTCGCGCTTCTGCCCAGTGTTGGCGTTGCCGATGGTGGTCACGCCGAGCGCGCCGTAGGGGTCGCGTTGCGGCAGGTCGATCAGCGCGGCCAGGATCGCGGCCTGGTCAATCTGGGTGAAGATCATCGTCTGGCGAATCCGACGTCGATCCCAGTATGACATGATCTCGTCGGCCCGAATCATCATCAGGCCCTCGGCATTCCAGGACCGTTTCCACAAGATCCCGGACCAGATGGGGATCGAGCCGCGTAGTACACCGATCATCACCCGACCGGGCAGCATGGTGTCCACGAGTCCGCCGTCGAAGACCGGGATGGTCGCCGTCAGCGGCCCGGGGGAGTTAATCCGCGCCTCATAGTTGAGATCCGACCAGGGTGCGGTCGCCAGGACCTGTTTATTCTGAATCGCTCGTACGATGAGCGTGGTGGAGGTGCCGCTGCCGAATCCGGTCATAGAGTCGCCGATCGGGTCTCGACGAAGCAGGTACCACTACCGGCCTGGGCGAACAGCCGGATGGTCCAGGTGCCAGGTGGGATGACCGGCCACTGGGCGCCAATGCCGATCAGGTCACGACGCTCCACTCCGTTTAGCAGCACATGGTAGTCGCGGGTGATTTTCAGGACGTCAGCCGCTCCGAGCGAAGCATTGATTGGGAATAGGCTTTGGCCCACCACCTCGATCTGCGGGTTGAGAAGCACCCCCGTCAGGGTGCAGTCAACCGGTGCGGGTACGTTGCCCGTGTTGGTGAGCAGGGCCTGGCTGACCATCTGGCTCGCGGGCGGGTACTGCCAGCCCTTCGGCGCTATGTAGTTCGGTGCACCGGAGGCTAGCGTGTAGCCGCGTTTGTAGGTACGGCCCGTCAACCGCGCGGAGCCCGCAATCAGCATCGCCGATTGATAGTCGCCCGTGTACACCCTGGGGTCGGGGCACCAGAATTGGAGATGGATCTCCCCTAAGCGATGATCATAGCCCATCTCGCTGGGCATGGCCGATTGGCGCAGCTTACCGTAGACGGTACGTCCGTCTGTTAGGACCAGCGACTCCACGGCCTTGCGTGAGGGACCCAGCACGAACAACGCGGCTCGACGCTTGGCTTCCAGATCGGCCGGGTCGTCACCCCGAATGCCGAGCGAAAGCATGATCACCCGAGGCCCGACTTGATCGGTACCACTCCAGGCGCCGTCGATCTGTGGCCGGTCGACGTCCGCCTCTTGGATGTTGGGGAGTCCGTCGATTCCGTCGATCGCGATAACCGGATAGTCGGTCCCCGGACCGAAGAACAGCGACCGCCACTGCCCTTGCTGAGTAGATCTCATGAGTACACTTGCGCGGCGACGAGCACCAGATCAAAGAAGTAGACGGCGATCGCAGCCGCCAGCAGAGGCAGACCATAGTGGGCAACGGGATTAGGTCGAGACGCCACGGCCGCCGCACCTACGGCTAGCAAGAATGCCAGAATCGTCAGGATGATGTGAAGTGTGTACACGGTTCCTCCTAAGCGGGGACCAGCCCGCCGATCTTAGACGCCCACTTGATGGCGTCGCTGACATCCTGGGGCTTGAGCTGCGTACCAAAGCTCCGAGCGTCCACGTTGAACGTCTGTCCACCAATCGAACCGCTGATTTGGCCACTGGAGCTGACCGAGCCGGAGACCTGCTGTCCGCCGATAGTCGCCGAACCCGAGGCGCCCGACTTGGAGATCTGGGCCTTGACGTTGCTGATCGCGCCTAGGTCCAGATTGCCCAGCGCGGTAGCCGCGTTGGCTGCGGCCTCCTGGCCCTGCGCCTGCAGCATTTGCGCGATCTGCGCCATCTTAGCCTTGAGCTTCGGAATCAGGGAACTAATCCCGTTGTCCAAACCCTGCATCACCTGTACGCCGATGTCGTGCATGATCCCCGACGGAGAGTGGATGTTGAGCGCGCGGCGCACCGGTTCCGGAATCAGGTTGGTGAGATAGCTGACAATTTGCGGTCCGAGTTGTTGCAGCCCTTGCAGCAGACCCTGGATGATTCGGTTGCCCATGGTAACCATTTCGCTGGGCAGATTGGCCAGCGCGTTGATGATATCGGTCGCCAGCTTACGAGTCGCGGCGACCATCTGCTCGATGGGCACCCGGATACCGGCCGGTAGCGCGTTCCAGGCGTTAACCACGGCGTCGCGCAGCATCCCGGCGTAGGGAGCCAGGGCCGCTTTCACCTTGCCGACCACGGCCCCGGATTCGGCCACCAAGGAGCCGATGGCCGAGACCGCGCCGTCGCGAGCCCGGTTCCAACCGGTGACGATCGAATCCTGCATGATCTGCGCGTAGGACGAGAGCCCGGCCTTAGCTTTACCCGGCAGTTCGTTGACCTTGGTCCCGAAGGTGTCCATATCGGTCCCGGCCTGGACCAAGGAGTTTTTCATCTTGGTGCCCCAGGCACCGATATCGGTGCCCGCCTGGACCAGCGAGTCCCGCATCTTGGTGATCCAGTTGTTGACCGCAGTACCGAAATTATCAAGATCGGTAACGGCCTGGCCGAACGACGTCGAGACCTTGGTCACCCACGCCTCGATCGCGGGCCCGCACCACTCGATGAACTCCTTGAGCTTGGCGAACAACCCATCTACGATGCGCCGAAACGTCTCGCTATGGTTGTAGGCGACAATGATTCCGGCCACCAAAGCCGCAATCACCGCGATCACCGCACCGATCGGGTTGGCGATCATCGCCGCGTTGAGCGCCCACCACGCTGCGGTGAGCAGGGAGATCCCGTTTCGCACGGCGTTGACGATCAGGGCCCCAGCCATTGCCACGTTGAACGCGATGGTCTGAGCGTTCAGGATGCCGATCACAATAAGCACGGCGGCAATGGCATCCTTCCACTGCCAAATCGCCGTGACCACGCGAATCGTTACATCGACGAACGCGGTAATCGCGTCCACCACCGGCCCGACCGCCTGGAGCAACGCGAGGTAGGCAGGCGCCAGTTTCTCACCGAGCGCAGCCTGAGAGTTTGCGGTCTCGGCCGCGACCCGCTTCTGGCTATTAGCCACACTATCGGACGTTCGAGCGAAGTCGCCCTGCGCCTGGCCCGTCTGCTCCAAGATCAGCTGACGGGTCGCCATGACCTCGTCGCCCTTGGTAATCTCATCCTTGGTCGCCGCCAGGCCCATCTGTAGGGCCTTCTGGTTGACCATCTCCTTGTTGATCAGTACGCCGTAGCGCTCGATCGGGTCGTACTCCCCACGGAAAGCCGCGCCCAGTGCAGTAACCGCCTCGTCCGGGGTGGTCCCCGCAAACGACGCCATATCCCCGGCTAGCCCAGCCATCTGAGTACTGAAATCGGCTAGCGGCTGACCGGTGAGCTGAGCAGCCTTGCCGAACGTGCCGAAGGTATTGGCCGCTTCGAGTGCAGCCGAGTTAGAGAGACCGAACGATTTGGCCGCGCCCTGGGCGAATTGCTCGACCGAAGCGGACTGCTCCCCGAACTTGACACCTGTGACACTGATCGCGTCCTGGAGCTTGGCGTACTCGTCGATCGATCCGGTGACGAACTCGGTTACCTTTTGTCCGGCTGCGGCTAGCGCCCCACCAGCCAGGTTCCCGACCGCGCTGCCGAGCGCAGAACCGATAGCCGCTCCCCGTCTGGTCGCTTCACCCTGGGCTCGGTCCATTTCGGACATGTCGAGCCTAAGGCGACCGACCAGATCGGGGAGCAACGCCATTAGCCGACTCCAGTCTTCTTACGGTTGAGATCGTGAGCGACCGCCATCAGCCAGCCCGCCGATCCCTGCTTCTTACTGGGCTGAGGAGTGGCGTGCATTGCCTCGGGCGACTCCCCCGTATTGAATATGCGATGCTGGGTGACCAGGGCGAGTAGCTGTCGTGGGGTCATTTCTTCCCACTCTTCTTGCGAACGACCAAGGGTGACGGTGGCGATGTAGTACCATTCGCCGAATGGGAATCGGCCCGGCGTGTCGCTCGATTCGCCGGGCGCAGCTGAGGGGTGACACTCTCACCACCCTCGGCCATCACCTTCTCGCCCAGATCGCCGAACGCGTCGGTAAATGCGATGGTGAAGGCCTCGACCACGTGCTCCAGATCGGCTGGTCGCAGTGAAGTGGCCAGGGCGCGCCTCGCCTCGGGTGTGTCAGCGAACACATGCAAGAGGCCCGCGTGCAAGATGTCCATCAACATCTTGACCACGGGCTTATCGAGCATCACTTGGCCCGCCTCGTTGGTGATCAGGGCCTGCATCGCGGCTACCGAGCCAAACTGGGCTTCGATCTTCTCCAGACTCAACATGGAGTAGATCAGCTCATATTTCTCGCCGTCGATCTCGATCCACTGGCCGGAGCCGTTGGAAGTACCAGGCATAATTTGCCTTCCGTTAAAGCAGCCTGCGTGCCAGGGTGTGGCGCGCGCCCTTAAAAAAGGGGTACTACTCGCTGTCGTCCGGCGTCCAAGGCGCAGGCGCGGTGTAGGTGTCTAGGATGATCACGTCGAGCCAGGCTGTAGTGCCAGTGGGCGGGTTGACGTTGACCTCGCCGGTGACCGTCTGGTAGTCCTCCTCGGCCGCGCCGATCTCGGGGAAGCCGGACAGCGAACACTTGGCCATGACGAACGCGACCGCGCCACCGGGGGAGTCGGATGCCGCCGAGATGGCACGCATGCCGAACGACAGGGGGAACGCGTTCGATTCCAGCGACCATCCGGTACCGGCATAGGGCAACGTCTTGTCTTCGACTGCACCACCCAGCATCACGGCCAGGTTCTGCAGGCTGAGCTTGGCGTGCTCGAACGCTGCGGTCAAGCCAGTGATCATGGACTGCTGGTCGATTAGCCGGTTGTCGCCGCGTAGCTGCTTGGTGTCCATGTCGCCCGAGATGGCCAATGACTTGATGCCGGGGACGTCGAACCATTCACCATAGGTGATGGCCGCGCCCACGTCATCGGTGAGCACGCTGGCGATCTGGCAATGCTGTACGGCGTATACCTTGGTGATGCCCTGTTCGGCGATCGGGGTCGGAGTAGTCATGCGCGCCTAACCTCCTATTGGGTGGCGAAACGGGATACGTATCGCCTATCGATCTCGATGGTCACGATCGTCCTACGCAACGTGCCTTGCGGACCAGTGGACCGCATGATCACGCGTAGGCCGTCGACGTGGTGAACCCAGGTAGGCAGACGGGTGTGCTGTAACGAGTGACAGATTTCGTCTTCTAGCGCGTAGTCCTCGATTCGGGTACCGTCCGGTGCCCGCTTCGCTTGATATACGTCGAGCTGGGCCTGTTCGCGAATCGCGTCCTCGTCCGATGCGTCGGTGTCGCCGTGGCGCAGGATCTGCCAGGCCACGCCTTCGGTCACTACCACGAAGGGTAGGTGGGCCTTGGGCGGGGCGACGTCGCGGAACACTTGCACGCCAAGCCCGAGTTGCTCGATCACGGTTTTGATCGCGCCGCTCAGCGTGGCGTTGGACGAGGTCATTTCAGGCCTTGTGTCATTGTCTTTACCCAGGCCGCAATTGCGGCTTCCATTCCAGGCCGCATGTGCGGCTGAGCCCGTGTGTGCCGCGTGCCGAACTCAACGTGCGGCGCGTATTCCACCCCATTCTCTAGAATGGCCGTGGTATCTTCATGGCGTCCAGTAATCCCGTTTCGGAGCTTACCAGTACGTACGGGCGCACGCGCTTTGGCTTCTCTCTCCGCAAGCGCGGCCACGTCCGCAATGTTGCGCCCGAACTGGACCTCCCACTCTTGGAGGTGATCCACCACAGCGCGTGCCCACTGGGCCTCATTGACCCACTCGATCTTGGCAGTCATTGCTCCGGCTCAGGTGGCGGCTGCGCCCCGAACGGCAGATCGGGCGGGTCGATTTGTGCCGAATGTACCTCGGCCGGCACGTCGACTGTGTACCAGTCCGGGTAGGTTGACGGGTCGTCCTGGTCGACGTATCCCCGTTGAACTGGGGCCAGCATCGGCTCGGTTGCCACGTCCACCGAGGACTGCTGTGCCTTGGGCGCTTCGGCGGCTTCGTGCTTCGGCTTTGCCATAGTTATCCGATCATCACTCGGTTGGCCTTATAGGGTTCGAGCCAGGCGTCAACGATGGGATCGCCTGTGGTCCGGTCCCCTGCGCCGCGTTTCTGTGGAGGTGAGGGATCGGTCTCGTCTTGCGGGTTGGAAGTCGGGGGCTGACCCACGGCCTGACCTTCCGCGTCCGCCTCGGCGGTAAATGCGGTGGGACAATAGATTCCGGCGAGTCGAGCCGTGGCGTGCTTGACGCCCTCGGGCACAGCCAGCTCGCCCAGCGTCACCTCGACCAAATAGCTGCCGGGTAGCAGTGCGGGTGCGATCCAATAGCGCTCAGGCAAGAGGGTGCCCTCGGTTACGGCAGTCACGGGACGATTGAAGCGACCCAGCCCGTTGTTACCACAGACGATCTCGATTGTGGTGTCGCGCGGACCGAACGCCCAACGGCAGTAGTCGTCAACTACTCGGGAAGCCGTTTCAATCGCCGTGGTAATCTCCTGGTCGGTCCCGGTCGCTCCCGCTGCTTTCGCCAGGTCGATCGTGCAGTACTGCATGTTTGTGTCCCTCACACGTGCAGTTCTCGCCCGGACTCTTATACTTCTTGGGCGGGATGGGGACCCGGTCGGTCGGGCCACCCATCCCGCAGCAACGGCACTCGGTCATGCCACCTTCACGAATGCCGGAGGCAGGTAGACCGCCAGCTGGCAACGGGTCTCCGCGAGGAGGACCAGGATGTTCTTGGTGAAGTTGACGTCGTGGGAGTCCGACATCAGGATGCGGACGCCCGGCTTACGCCACAGGGTGGCACCTTCCTTGAATGCGCCGACCAGTGCAGTGCCCGCCGCGATCGTGACCGTCGGCACCACGGGCAGGCCCCAAACACGGGGCTGCTGGAGTGAGGCCGGGTCCTTCGTGAACAGGAACGTCCCCGTGGTCGTGTCGCGGGTCAGCTCAACGCCCTCCCAGTCGATGGGGTGCATTACCACACCGGATGGGCTGTACTGGGCGATCTGCACCTTGGTGATCGCCTTGCGGATTGCGATCAACATCCCGTCGGGGGCGACGGCCTGGGTCTGGATACCCGCCGTGTTGAGGATGCCCCGCATGTTGGGTGCGGTGCCGTTACCGGTGAGCGTCTGGGCGTCGACTCGCTTCTCGACACCCCACGTCAGACGACCCTGGAGATACCCGACAAGCTGCGCGTCATCTTCAGCAGCCTGCCGGGTAAGCGGCACCCAGTGCGCGATCGTCGCCAGCGTGGCGCTGTTGACGGCAAATGCGATCGCGGCTTCTGGCTTGGGCTGACCTTCCGCGACCTCCACTGCCGCGTTGGTGAACGATGTCTCGACGACCCACTCGATCACGTTCGACGTCGCGGTCTGCTGGTCGACCAGATCGGCCACCATGAGCGGCGCGTCCGGGGGACGCAGGATACCCGGCTTACGCGCGGGCTGCGGGGGGTTGGTCGTGGTGGTGACCAGGGTGCGGAGATCGGTCGCGTTCGGCAGGTGCAGCACCTCGGCCGAACCGTGCATTCCACCCGCGCGGTAGCTGTTGGCGCCCGCGATGAGCTGGGCGCGCCAGTCGGACGGAACCTCGGGGGGTGTGTCGTCGCGCTCCTCCTGGCGCTGCTGACCGCGCGGTGGGGTGGTGTTGCCCTGCTCGGGACGCCAGCGCTCGACCACGGTCACGTTGGCCAGCCGCTGCCTGCGGGCGTTGGTGGCCTCGGTGACGGTGTTGCGCCGTTCGACCTCGGCGGAGATCTGGTCGGCGCGAGTTGCGGCATCCTCGTTCGCGTCCTCACCCGCTAGGGTTTCGAGGACCTCGTCTCGGGCTGCCCGCAGCTCGGCGTCGGTGAACTGGGTGTAGTCAACTGCCACTGGCGCGGAACGCCAGTCGGTGGCGCCGAACGCGCGTCGACGTGCACGCGCGATCTGGGCCTCGGTAATCTGCCTAGTCACGGTCGTCCTTTCAGAGTGGTGGAGCGCAAACGGAGTCGCGCAGCGGCGACCTGACGACGACCGGTGGCAGTTGCCGATCGTGCGGATGTGAGTTCTGCGCCTGGCACCGCAGCCATGCGCGCAGTGATCTGTGAAACTTCAACTAGCTTGACCGCTACAATGCGGTTAGGCTTGTCCTCGTCGAAGATGGCCTGACGGAAGCCTACGCTCAGCGCCGGAGCGGAACCGCTGAGTGCCTTGGCTCGACAATCTCGACCGTCGGCGGTGTCGTCCCACCAACCCTTGATGTACAGCCCGTCGGACCGATCCTCGCCACTGAACGTACCAGCGGGTACCGTCGGATCGTGCATCCAGCAAAGCGCGTACAGATCACCGTCGAGCCCACCGGCCGCCCAGGCACCAGGAGCGAACTCGGTGCCGTAGGCATCCAGGGTATTTGCCCTACAGGCCCATCCCTCGAAGTGCGGGCCGGAGTCATCCCCTGCCGCACGGACCTGTAGGTCGGCGAAAGCTACGTTACAGTAGCGCTCAGATTGGATTTCCATCCGGGTCTCTACCATTCCATTCATAGACGTGACCCTCGCGGGTGCGCGTCTTGGTAGAGCCCGGGACAAAATCAGTCACAACAGCAGTGTCTCGTGTTCGTAGGTAGGTCCAGGTCCCCCATCGGCCTACGGCTAGTTCTAACCGTAGGGGCAGCGTACCGATGTGTTCCCCGGTCTGGCCGTCAAGCGGTCCGTCTCGGAGGAGAATAGCGGTGCCTTCCCGGTTGCCAGTCATCGGGTTGGCAGGAATAACGAGCTTCACGGGGCAGATCCAATCGGCAACGGTAGCGGATGCCCGTTGGAGCGAACGGGCGGCGCTTGGGCGCGCTGTCGATATGGAGTCTGCGTAAGGACACCCGCGCCTCCCGGCAGGGGGTCACGACCGACCTCTGCTCGGGCTTCGTCGATTGTTAGTACATCGGCATCGACCAGCAGGACCGCACGGGTAACCCGCTGATCGGCCGATTCTTGCAATGCTTCTACGTGATCCGTGTTGAACTGGGCAGTCTGTTGGGGGTTGGGCACCGTCTGCAGGTCGATTTCGGAAGCGACGACCTGCAACTTGGGGAGAATTGTGTCCGACCAGAGCGTAGCCCGTGAGGCTGCCCTATTTTCGTAAGTAACCCCTCCCATCAGGTAATCGCGCGGCACCCCGAAGGCGATCATGATTTCCTCGGCCGTGCGAATGCGCGTGTCTAGGTAGCTGACTTCTTCGCTACTGAACGAGATGCGATCGTACTTCGACTGAATCGGCCCGCTCAGGACGAGATGGCGACCTGCGTCTTCGGGTCGCTCGTGCCGCGCGGCCAAATCGGCGCGGACCTGCTTGTGCGTCTCCTCGTCGACGTCGCCAAGGTAGACCACACCGGCCGGTGTCCCGCCTCGCGCCATCGTCGCGGTTTGGAATCGGCGACTGTAGTCGTCCAGCTCCAGCGCGAAAGAGGCCGCCTTCAAGGGGGGCAGGCAACCCCAGGCGTCGTCCGGGTCTGGATAGCGCAGCCACAGCATCTCATCGGGCAGGAGTGCACCCGTCTTGCCACCATTGCCGTGAACCCGGTAGCCGACCAGGACCTCTATTCCCTCGGGTCCGGTGTCGTCAATGATGGGCTCGACACCCCAGCTTGAATCGAGGATATGCAGGCTAGCAACTGGCCCGACTCCCGAGTCGCCTCGGTCCATAAACACAAAGCATTGGCCTTTGGTTTCAAGCCGAAGCCAGGCCATCTCGCGCAGGACCCTGGCTGACATGTAGCTGTTGGGCGCATGGTTCCAGAGTTGGACAATATCGTCGTCGACCGGCTCTTCGTCTTCGTTGACGATCTCCAACGGACAGGTTGCTGCGTTCGACGCGATCGCCACGATACAGCGGTAGGCGATGGCCGAATGGCGCCAGTCTGCCGGATTGCCCTCCGCCAACCACTGGTATAGGCCATCTGGACCCATTGTCACCTGGATGCCCGTACTCCCGGTGACCGGGGGATTGGGTGCACCACGTGTGGACCAGTTTCGCGGCATGGATCGACGCGCCCAGCTACGTTTCGCCTGGTCTGCCAGCAGGCTTGCCGCGCCTACGAACGCGCCGACCCAGCCTCCCCCGGGCTCAAACGGGGAGCTTCTATCAGGCGACATCCGCCATCCCACGCCTCCGGAAGAATAGGTGAGTCATGCCCCAAACTAGCGCATCGAGACGATCGGGCGACATCTTGTCTTCCGGCGTCCACGTGGTCATCTGGTCTTCGAGTGCGTGATGAATTCCAACGTGGTGACACAGTCCCTGTTCGTACAGGGTACTCACCGGTTCAGCTCGAAGTCGCTTGCCCCGACTTGCAGTTACGGGCTTGTACCTCACTCCTCGCGGCAGACGAAGGGATTCTAGTGTGGCGCGGACCATCTCGCCGCCATTGTTCACTTCGGCGACGATATAGCTTGCGCCCCAGGCGCTGGCTGCTTGAATTACTGTCTGAGCCCAACCATGGGGGGTATAGTGTCCGCTGAGATCAGCCAACACGAAGCCTTCGTGGTCGAGACGGCCACACACCATGATGCCCGTCTCGTCGCCACCATAGGTCACCGCCGGGTCGACGGCGACCACGATTTCCATCTGCTTGAAGAACGGCTCGACCATTGTCAGCTCGGCGCGGTGTTCGTCGAGCAGGGCGATCGTCCACAGTGCGCCCTCGACCTCGTCGAGGAACTCTCCCTCTAGCTCTTGGCGGCCAAGCCGAGTGCCCTCGTACTTGCGGACTACAACGTCCTTGAAGACGTGGGAGAGGTTGTGCAGATTGTCGTACGTACGTCCGGACGTCGTGATCGTCGTTGGGGAGAACCGAAGATCGCGAATCTCTTTACGCGAACGCGGGGTTGTGGTGATGATGCAGCGGGGATCGTCGCCCAGCCGCAGACCTAGCCGATAGTTCGAGATCACATCAGCCAAGTTGTAGAAAGTCGCCATCTCGTCGATCCACGCGGCGTGATGCTGAGGACCGCGCAGTTGATCCGGCTTCTCGGAGCTGTAGCAGTACGCTACCGCCCCGTTGTGGAATACTACCCTCCGCTTGGACGGCTGGTAGTCGGGGCGCTCCCAGCTTGGGAAACAACCCAGGATCCCCGACTCGCCCTCCACCATAACATCGCGCACGTCGGCCGCAGTGCGACCAATGAGCGCGATTCGACCCTTACCGCCGAGCTGACCCACCTTCTCGCGGATGAACTCGGCTCCGGTACGGGTCTTCCCCCACCCGCGCCCCGCCATAATCAGCCACTCTAACCATGGAAGAGTGACCGTGACAGGTATGGCCTGGCGTGGATCACGCACCTGTCTAGGCAAGTCGGGTGGGGGAAGCTGTGTCCAACGGGCGTGCGGCATCACATACTGGCCGTGGGGTCGCCCGTCACATCCCATTCGATCGCAGCGCCAGGTGGTTCGGCGTTTCTCGATCGCCTTCTCTAGCTGCTCCTTAAGGAAAGCCTTACGCTCGGGATCCCAGGAGCGCCAATCCCCACCGTCAGGGCCGTAGCCCTCACGCCAAGCACCGCGCTCCTCGTCACTCATTCGATCGACTCGGCCTCGCCCTCGGCCTCGATGAATTCGGCCTGGGCGTGCATCTGAGCCATCAGCTGCTCGATCTCGTGGTCGAGCGCGCCGGAGTACTTGATTTCCAGCTCGACCGGGACGTTGAGTCCCAGGAGCTTGGCCCGTGCTTCGAGGTTGCGGATCCACATCGCCTGAGCCGTCATCTTTTCGGCCAGGGTCGTGCTCGGCGATTCAATCACCATCTGGTTGAACCGCTGCATCGCGTCGAGCCGCGTGGTCTCCAGCTTCCTCGCCTGGTCGCGGGTTTCCTTGGGGATGCTGGCCTGGATGGCGCGTCGGATCCGCGCTCGCACCGTGGGGATGCTGACATGCTGGATGTCGGCGATATCGCGGTAGCTCCAGTGCGCCAACCGCAGCCCGAGGGCGTCCTTCTCAGCCTGCACCTGAGTCATTAGCTCAAGTTCACGCCGGGGATTCTCGGGGTTAGGAGCCTCCGGATAGTCGCCCATACCGCCATTCTAGCACGCCATTTGACGCGGGCACAAGACGCGCCCCAGCCAGGGGTGCGCGCGCGGATCTAAAAAGGGGGTACGGATCAGCCCCCCGGGTTGCCTACCATGGGGTCCGAGGGGCTGTCCGCATCCCGCACGTCAGCAGCGCTACCAGACGGGGGACTATCCGGGTTTATGTTCCCGGAATCCTATCGGGTCGGGGTCTCCGGCTCGGGCAACGTGTTGTCCACGTGGGCACCCTCGTCCGTGGTCGGCTGCGTGGTGTCGGTCTGACTGGCCACGTCCTCCAATCGGGTGACCAGCGGCGCGAGTGCGTCGCTCACCGTCCGCAGCTTCTCTTCCAGCTGCGCCTCAACGTCGCCCGAGGTGATCGCCTGGTCAAGCTGCTCCTTGAGCCCCTTGATGTCATCGGCGATGTCGTTGGTCGCGGTGTTGATCTGCCCGATCTGTACCTGGATGTCTTCGAGTGCTGTCATGATCTGATCTCCTGTCTGTTTGACGAGTACCATCACTGCTGCGATGCCGGTCAGCCGAAACCAGCCGGATTCCACTCCCATAGATACCTTTCTACTAGATCCACGGCAGACAGGCTTTATTCGTCCGGGTCTCGCACCACGGTCACGCCGCGCCACTCGTCCTCGGGCGGCTTCATCTTGTCGATCAAGTCTTGGATAACGGTGGAGTTGTCCGCCACGCGAACTTCCGGCTGTCCCATCTGTGCCAGTAACTCCCGGTCGAGGACGTACTGCACCTCACGCCGCAAGTCGTTCATGATGCCCTGCTTGGCTCGACGCTCGCTGCGCCACCAGGCGGCGAACACCTCGTTTTTCCGCAGCTCGCCGATGCAGGCGGTGACCAGCTTCTCAGCCAGCGTCATCTCGATACGTTGTACCACTAGCTTCTCCAGGTCGCGATGATGTGCGGTTTCCGCACGCTTAGCCGAATGCGGATCTTCCACACCTTGAACCAGTGCGTGACATTCACCATTCGTACTCGCCCCGCACGTAGCGGATCGCGTCGATCCAGCCGTTGGCATACTCGCCGAGCGGGGTCGACGGATCCATCGGGAACCGGTCCCTCGCCTCGGTGATTAGGGTGTCAGTATCGATCTTGCGCTTGGCCGCGTCCGCTAGTGTGTGGATCGCATTGGCCATCGGGCTATTGAGGTGCGGGTAGCTATCGGCCAATCGCACCGCTGCCTCCACCTCCTCGCGGTTCACGGCGACCACCGGATGTGGTGCCAGGCGTCGTCAACCACGAAGTTGGCCACGGCTCGGTACTTATCCTTGAGCCAGTCCTCGCCATCGCGATCGTAGCCCACGGCCAGAGGCACAGTCAGCTCGGACGTGCCGATGGTCCTCGTCTCGTCGGCGATCGTTACCGTGACCGTCAGCTCTTTCATCAGTTGCACTCCGCCAGTTGGGCCAGGTGGCCGGGGCAGACCCAGGCCGCGCCTTCCCCGTTCCACGCCATCTTGGCCACGGCCAGCTCGCCGCAGCTCACCAGCGTGACCCGGGTGTAAGCGTCCAGCATCTCGACGTCGCAGATCGGGTAGTACTCCACGTTGTGCTCGGTAACATCGGCGAACAGCGCGAGGTGGTGAGCGCACGCCTCGTCGTCGTACTCCTCGCCCTCCCAGTGGATCTTGCCCGCGACGGGCAGGCCGCACTCGTGGCCCGTGACGTTTACGGTGCAGGTCTTCATTTGGGGTTCCCTTCCCTCTAAACTTCCAGTATACCAGGCTGGGGCCACCTGCGCAACCCCAACCCGGTATGTCACTGGTTACACCGGCAGCATGCCCGAGCGGTCGAACTCCATCGCCCACTGCATCGGGCTGCACGGCGTCTCGATGGTCGACTCGCAGCGCCAGATCACGAAGTGCGAGTCACCCGACTTGGGCACCTCCACCGTGACGGACAGCTTCTTGTCGTGCTTGGTGCAGTGACCGACCACGGTCACGGCTTGGGTCCACTTGATGTCGGTGGCGTTCACGCGAACGGGTAGTGTGGGCACGACGGCCAGTGACCGCTTGCCGCCCCGCACTTGTCGCAGTCCAACAGTGTCATTGCATTTCCCTTCCTCGTGCGCGGCGATTACTTTGCCAAAACCCGACTGCCGCGCTTACAATCAGGCCGACCCAAAACCAGGGGTGCGTCCACATTCCCGTGGTACCGATAACGACCCCACCGCCCAAACCGAGCAGATAGGCGACGGCGATACCGAGATAGCGGCTCACTTCCATTCCGTGGCGTCGTCGCCAACCGTCTTAGCCAGGGCCCTCTGGTAGCCCTGGCAGTCGATGTGGTCCTCGATCCGGCGTGGCACGCTGACGTTCCAGCGGCCCGACTCGGCGAAGAACTCCTCCACGCTACCGCCACCGAAGATGTTGATGATGATCTGCTGCGCCATGTTGGCGTCGGTGACGATCTCGCCCTTGCGCGTGATCTTCAGTCCGTACGTGGCCATTTGGGGCTCCCTTCCCGCTGTGTACTACCATTATACCACACGAGGGGACCCCGTGTCAAACCAGCCCGCGTGCCGGTGTCTGTAAACGTAGGGGCGCACGCGGCTGGGCTCGCGATCCTCCAGTCGATGACGCGCCTCCCAGTAGTCGACGCGGTTCTGGAGAGTACGACGGGGGAGCGCTTCGAGCCAGGCCCACTCCTCAACTGAGATACCGTCACCGATGTCAGGCACGACGACTCCGAATCGGCAGGATCACCTGTCCCGCGTCGTTGAGGTCCATGTTGGGGATCGCGTTAAGGATCGCGATGGTGCCTCGGGGGCTCACGTTATCCCGAACCAGGATTCCCCAGCGGGGGCTGACCCGGGCGCCGAGAGGTACCCACAGGCGCCAGCGCTGCGAATTCCAGACCGGCCATCCGGCCGACTCCCAGCCACCCGGGTCAAACGGCATGATCCTCTCCTAGCCTCGATACTTGTAGTCGCGCCGCACCATCTCACTGTCCCAAACGTGCCAGCGCCAGAGATGGGCGTCGCGTTGGGTGATCGTCCAGACTTCGTGCGTCTCGCCTCGGATCTCGACGCCATCGGGCACGTCGATCACGCTGGTGACCACACACTCCATGCCGACCGTCGGTTCATCGACCAACAGCAGCTCATCCGGCGTCGCGTCGCGCTCCATCCGGATGTACTTGCCGATCAGCACTGCGTATTGCAGAGCCGAGACTCGAATCACCTGGTCAGCGACTCGCATCGCGACCATGGCGTCGAGAGAAGCCACCCGCAACTGCCAAGCGGCGGCATCTGTGCGATCGTTGGCCAACATCTCTGTCACTTCGCGGATACGATCGCCTGGATCAGTCATGGGCGCGCCTCTCCTTGTCCACTTCGGGGGAATGCGGAGCGATAGGCTGTCGTGCCCACCGCTCCGCACGTCGTGACAAACCAGTCTTGCGCAGTTGAAGCGAATGCCGAGGTGAGTAGGTCGGTGCGGAGTTGGGTCTCCTGACTCGCCTCGCCCAGTACCTTCCCGGTGTCCGGATTGACTATCCGTACCTCGATTCGTACTCGATTACCGTTCATCAGGCGCCAATCACCGCCTCCTGCTGCTCACTCATAGGCGATCCTTCATCGATCAGAACCTGTAGCGCTTCGGCCTGGGACAAGCTACCCGGGTACCCGGTCGGTAGGTCGTACCAACGGCGAGCCAGTTTGAAGGTGCCGCGTGCTCTCCGATCGTGGCGGGTCGCCCCGCACCGACCGCACTGGAAGTCCTGGGACCACAGTCGCAGCCCACCCGCAATGATGGGTAGCCAGCCGTAGTCGATCCACGGGTGCCCGTACGCGCGGCACCGTTCCATCTCCTGGCCCTTGATCTTTGACCGTTTAGCCATTCCCATCCTTCTCTTCGTCGAGTGGGACCGTCGGGTAATCCGCATCGGTCATCTCGGGGGTACGGTTCAGGATTTCCCAACGCCATTCGACGTCGCCGCGCTTCCAGGCTTCGTAGGCCCAGACCCAGTCCTCCCAGCGATCGCAGGCGCGTTGACGCCAGGTGCGCTTGGTGGCCTCGTGCCGAATCATCTCGGCACGAATGCGCGAAGCGTGGTTACGCTTGCGCCAGTGGTTGCCTTCCTTGCAATCGACGCACCCGCAGACACAGCCAGTTCGGCCGTCGATATCCTCACTCACGGCCTCGATACAGTAACACCAGTCGTAGGCCCGACCGGTGGCCATGCTCTGCGAGCCAACCCATTTGATTGGGTCAATACGCTCACCCGCGCGCTGTTGATTGAGCGCGTGCTGAGCCATGTCCTTAGAGCCCACCCGCTCGATTCGGTGGGGCATGAACCGATGGGCCGTGATCTCCATGTCCCACAACCGGGTACTCCGGTTCATGGGCGTGATGCCGTGCTCTTCCAGCCATTCGCGACGTGAGCGCTCGGTCTTGCTGGTGGGCGCGTTGGCGCCTCGTCCGCCCCAACCCCAGGCCATCACAGCCTCCAAATCAGCAAGAAGATGGCGACGGCCACGTACATGATCAAGGCGGCGCGCAGCATTGGCCCTAGCCAGCGGGTCATCACAACCCCCTCAGACGAGTAGATACAGGACGTACACGGCCAGCACCAGGTAGCCGAGGATCACGAGGCTGATGGCGGCCCTAAACCAAGGGGGTGCGGGGTCCTTCGGCCTGCAATGGTCGAACCCCTCGCAGCCGTAGCAATCGCACGGGCAGCTGCTGTCGTCACCATTGCAGAGCCGAAGTCGCCGTCGCATCTATCCTCCGCCACACCTTCGCTTGACTGCCTTGTCAATCTTGGCTCGCGCCTTGGCCTGCTTGATCTCCTTGAGCGCTGCCGCCCGCTTGGCGTCGAGGGCGGCTTTCGCCGCCGCTCGCTTCGTCTCATCCACGGCGACGCTGCTGTCTCACCGCCTTGTCGGCCTTGCTGCCAGAGAGCTGCTTGTCCTGCTTGGCCTTGGCTGCAGCGTCCGCGTCTGCGTCGGCCTGCTGGCGCCGAATGCTGGCGCTCACCCGGCCCCGCGTGCCCGTCGCGAACTGGGAATCCGGCTTCACCCACTTAGGCATGACTCTGGTCCTCCAACTGCCGCATCACGGCGTAGTCGGCCATGAGGGCGATCGCGTGGCTGAGGACCACCGTGTCATCGATGCCCTCGGGCCAGTTGCCCATGGCCCGACCGCGCATCGCAATCAGCGCCTCGCGCAGGCCCACGATTCCCTCGGGCGAGTAGTCGATGCCCTCGACCTTGGTGCGGTCAGCCACGTCACGCCTCCTGGAAACCGGCGTCGGCCGTGTCGTCGGGCTGGGCGGCGACGTCGGCGTCGGTCAGCTCCTCGTCGGCCTTGTGCTCGACGGCGGTCTGCGGAACCGTTGTGCCCGCCTCGGCGTCCAGGATCTGGAGCTTGGCTGCGCGGGACTGGTGGGTGACGTGGGGCAGGAGCTTGGGTGCGACCAGGCGCGCGATCGCGTCGGCGGCCAGCTCCACCTCGCCCGAGAGCTTGATCTCGGAGCCGTCGGCTGCGGTCACGACGGCGTTGTCCTCGGGCACGAACGAGAATTTCACGTTCCGGCCCTCGCGCCACGCCTTCTGGAGGATGCTCTTGAAGCGCGCGTCGTGACCGATGCTGAATCGCGACTTGGTGGTGAGATCGCACTCCTCGCCCGCGATCCGATTGCACATGCAGAGCCGGTTGCCGCCACCGTTGCCCTTGGGCGGCGACCAGCGCATGGTGTCCCAGTCGAAGTCGCGAGCGTGCAGGGCCTTGACTTCCGCGTCGCTCAGCTCGTTCACGTCGACGGCCTCGTCGGTGGCTGGTGCGTCGGGGAACACCACAGTCCCCTCGTCGGTGGCGCCCGGGGCGGTGTTCCAGTCGGGGGTGTGCTCGACGGGGACGCCCAGCATCTCCTCGTAGGCGGCGCGCTCGGCTTCGGTGGCGTCCTGGTCGATCGTGATGGCGCTGCCATCCGGGTGCAGTGTCTCCTGCTCGGCTGCGGCTTCGGCCTTCTCGCGGAGCTGACGGGATTTGGTGCTGCGTGGCATTGGGATTCCCTTCCCGATTCGGGGCCTGGATGGCCCCACAACTACAATTATATCACGCCTGGGCCCGAGACGCAAGTATCTGGTCGGCCTGGACCAGCTGACGTCCCAGCCCATCAAGGGTGATTCGGGCAACGTCGATTGCCTGGAAGGCGCGTAGGTCGCCCGACGCGTAAGCTGAACCGGCCGCCTCCTCTAGGCAGCGCCTGGCCTCAACCAGTGCGGTCCTGGCCTGGGCGATTTGGCTTTGCGCTTCGACGGGTACCATCTCGACGAGTCTCCCTCTGGTGCAGCTCCAGTAATGTGGCTTCCGTCCCCATTATCGTGAGCTGGACCGCGTAGATTTGGTGGGCAGCACCCTGGTCGCCGTGGTCGGCCAGCACATCGTCGTACGCTCTAATCAGGTGATTCTTCGCTTGGGCCAGTGCCTCCCGCGCTTGTCCCAATTGGGCTGTCGTTGTCGTCGCATCCACAGTCGCATCTTTCGGCAGACAGGCCGTGCTTTTCACAGGCAGCGGCCCCGTGAGCGCCGTGCAAGCGGCAGTCGGCCGCCCACAACATCAGATTTCCATCTCCGTCAAACTCACAAGTGCAGCAATAGCAGTTGTTCTCGTCAGCCGCCTGATGGATGGGGTTGGTGCAAGGGCCGTCCATCCACAGTGGCTGGATCACCTGGACGAACAGATTCCAGCAACGGGAGACCGCAGCGGCGGCCTCGTGCTCGCCCTGATCGTGCAGCCGGTTGTTGATCTTCAGGATGGCGTAGCTTGCCATGTTCGCAAACGCCTTGGCCTCGGCAGCGAATGCCTCGTCTTGGCTGATCTCCCTGATTAGCGCCATAGCCTCGTCGGCTCGCTCTTGCGTGGTGCGCTCGTCGTCGCTCATAACAGCGCCCTCACTTTGCGAATCAGCTCGCCCTTCATCTCTTGGTAGACGTCGGGATCGATGGCGTCCAGCTCGTCGCCCACGCCCTTGCGCAGGTGCAGATCGGTCAGGATGGTCTGGACGATCAGCTCGGCTTGCGTCATATCGGCTCCAGTGTGCGTTTGTAGTCGGCCAGGTAAGCGATCACCCAGCTCAAGGAGATGGACCATTCCAGCTCCATGTCACGCAACGCTGCCAGGCGCAGCAGGATCATTTGCTCCCGGATAGCGTCGACTGCCTCCGGTGTGTAGACGATCCCTTGCACTCTACTCATCGCGACTCCGGTACTCTGCCATTGCCGGATACGAGGCCGCGATCTGCTCCAGGCGGACGCGCATCTGCTGCACTTCCTTAGCCTGAGGGGTCATGTTGACCGCGACCAGGCTGTGCGCGAGGGCGCCCAGCTCGGTCATGATTTCCTGACAATGCTCGGGTACGTCGGCCATCAAGGGCTTACCTCCTGCGGACGTTGCGTGCGCGGAATGCGGTGGCCAAGCACAGCACGAACGCGATCACCCAAAATATCGGGCTACTGGCTGCCCCAGCGATGGCGGCAACCGCGCCGATCACGATGCCGACGAAAATATCAAATGCCTGGCGGAAATCGAAGATAACCATTGGGCTTCCCTTCCCTGGCTGGCACCCAGTCTACCACACGAGTTGCCTGCGACGCAACCCTCAGGCGTACTCTCCCCTCAGGCGATAGAGGCCCTCGTCCACGTCCAGCTCGAAGTAGCCGAACACCTGCATTTCGCGCACCAGGTCCCGGGGCAGCTGCACCATCCAGTTGCCATCCACGCCTCCCTCTTCCACGAGCGCGATTCCGGTGCCCCTGACGGCCTCGGTTGCGACGTCCTCTTCGGTGACCGGCTTGACGCCCTTGCTAATGCTGATCTCGTACATTTGGGGGTTCCCTTCCCTCGGTGCAAAATACAATTATACCATATTAGGTACCCTCCGCACAATATCATATTGGGTTAGGTTAGGTTATGGTAAACTGCATGTGCAAAGGGTGGTAGAGGACGGGGGTTTCACTTCGTTGGTTTGGCAAATGACGCCGCCCCCCGCCAGGAGTGCGCGCGCCCCTGCCGCCCGTAGACAACCCGTCCGGGCCCCCGTCTGAACCCCCCTCGAATGCGGCTGAGCGCGGGAGGATGCGCAGCCCGGTACCCCTCGATTCGACGGCCCCTAACGGCCGCCCCCACCCCGCACTAGGGCCTATATACGGCGTCCGGAGACTATCTCTCTGCTCCGACCATATATAGAGACCAGTGGGGGGTGGGGGGCGCATTAAATTGGTACCTCCGTCGTCGTGACCCAGGTGATCTCCACGCCGTCCCATCCGCGCTGTCTCATGCCGCCCCGCTCACGGGTGTGGGCTTTGACGACGGATCCTCCGTCACCGTGCTGCAGAGCCAGTCTGAGCTGCTCAAACAGGGCCTGCGACGTCTCCATGAATCGTTCCCCGTTGGCGTGGCACCAGCTCCGATAGACGGCGTAGATGTCCGAAGAAGCCGACCAGAGACCCGGCCCTACGGCCAGACACTCTTCGATAAATCGTCCCAACTGGTTGGATTCCCTTAGGTACTGCTTAGTGCCTCCCTCAATCCGCGCACTCACTGGCAAGAAGCGCGATTCAAGATACTGTCGAGCTCCCTCGACCAGCCAGCGCAGTACTCCCGGACCCGCGAGCACCTCCGCCATGCCGGTGTTGCGCACCGCGTCTGGCACCCGGTTGTCGAACGGCACCAGCCGCATCCTCCGGTTGAAGCCGTCGCTTCGGTCCCGCACCTCGGGACGATTGTTGCCGTGGACCACGAGCAGGAACTTCGGGGTGACGATCATCGGCTTGCCGTAGTTCGGTCGACATGGGATACCGTCCCCACCCGTGATCGCTTTGAGTCGGCCATCGTTCCAGTGAGTGCCTCGCGCCGGTTCGGGACAGACTACCAGTCGGCGTCCTTCGAGCGCGACCAGGTACTCGTCGTGGATCCCGCCGCCCACACCTCGGCTGACGATCAGCTCGACCGGAGCCTCGTACCCATAGTCGCCAATGGTAGCCAGAATCGCGCTCATCATGGCCGACTTCCCGTTGGCGCCTCCGCCGAACAGGAATGCCATGATGTTCTCGTCCACCTTGCCGATCATCGCCTGACCGAGCGCGATCTGCAGCCAGCGCGCCCACTCGACGTCGCCCTTGCCGCACCAGAGGACGAATTCCTCCCACTCGCTCATATCGGCTGATGGATCGTAGTCCGTTCGGGTCACGTGAGTGATTCGGTCTAGCGGCCGGTGCTCCCTCAGCAGACCCGTCGTCAGATCCACCGTCCCGTTCGGGCAGTTGAGCAGGTACCGGTCCGCATCAAAGTCTTCGTTCTCGACCCATACCTCACCCTTGAGAAACTCCCAGGCTCCCCTTAGAGTGGTCCAGGTGCTGAGCGTGTCCACTCGCTTAGAGATCGCCTTGGCCTCGCTTTCGCTGTCGCTCAAATGCCAGGCGGACCACAGGGCCTCGATCGCCTCTCCCGTCAGCAGACGTAGCCGATAACCGCTCATCTTCCATCGATTGCCGGTCCACTCGTACCAAGCGCCTCGCCGGTCATTCCAGAGTAGTTCGCCTCCCGCGATCGCGGCAATCAGCCAGCCGTTGTTGAGATCGTTATTGACCACAGCGCTAGAGTCCGAGAACAGGTCGGCCGGATGCCGGAACGCTGACTTCACGATTCGATTAATATCGTGCTCCGGCTTGGGACCGTGCATCGGGTAGGCCAGCGGTGAGGCCGCAGCCGTGGTGAGCTGCTCGACCACGTACTCGAACGAGTGGCCTTCGCGTCGGAGCAGCGACGCCATTCGATAAAGCTGGTTGTCGCGCTTGTGCATCACCTGGCCGAGATTGGCGATCGCTGCCTTCGGCGAATGCGCACCCTTGCCGACTGCTCCATTTCGCGCCTGGACTAGCCAGAGTGGGCCTTCGACGGGTTGGCGGTTGTTGCGGACTGTGTATGCACCCTCATCGGTTCGGCTGGGTGGCAGTACCACGTAGGCTCCACCAACCTGGACATCGATGTTGTCGTAACCGGCAAAGTCCTGGATTTTGTGGTCGCTGGTTCCCCAGTTGCTGGGCTTCCGATACACGTAGTGCCAACCGCCCGACGGGGTGCTGTGCTCACGGGTCGGGATGAGGTCGTCGTAGTCGGCTTGTAACCGCTCCAGAGATTCGGCTCCGCGCTTCTCGTCGCGGATGTCGATGTCGATGACGAGCCAATCCTCGCCGCACAGTCCACCGATGTTGGCGTGTGGCCACTCGAACCACCATTCGCGGATGAGATCCACGTCGGTCGTGGCGCGATTCGGCCAATCCCTGATCAGGGGTCGGGTTTTACTGCCAGGCGCCAGCGGGAATACCCGCCATCCTTCGAGCGCTCTGGCTATCGCGTGCTCAAGCATCTGTCCTCAAATCCGGCACCCCACTGGCACCACAGCCCCAGCCTACCACCGGGGTCGACACCCTGTCAATCCGGGCCTGTGGGGCTTGGAGACGGGCGACCCCGACCACCGGGGAAGGGAATCGGCGGTGGCCGGGGTCGCTTTTGGGGCAGGCGCAGGGACTAGAACCTGGGCTCGTCTGGGAGCCCGTCTCCAGTGGGAGCTGCACCCGCCGGTCGTGCGGTCGGGTCCTCGGGATCAGGTGCGGCGGACTTGGCCTGCTTGGTGGCGCTGTTGGGGTCGAGCGTGGCGCGCCCCACGGGCAACAGTTCCTGGATGGCGTTCACGTACTGGCCCTCGCGCTTCCCACCCTGCGCGATGGACTTGTAGACCAGCGCTTTACAGCGCTGACCCAGGATGAGATCGGTGTCCGTGGTGGCCGGGACCCCGAACGCGTTGAACGCCTCCTTGAGCTTCCAGTCGGCCGCCTCGCTTAGCGACGTGTTGGTGTACAGCGTGCGGCCCTCGCCCTTCTGTCCGGGAGCCACTTCGAACCTCCAGCTCCAGACGGGGGCGACCTTGCCGGGCCGGGCCTCTACCTCCTTGAGGATGACCTCGTACACCCCGTTTTCAAGAATCCCACCGGTGTACTCCTGCTCGTCGATTCGCTCGGCGATGTCTGGCTTAAGTTGCGGCATTGCTTCTGCCTCTCAGGTTGTGGCGGGCGGTGCCCACCTAGCGCTATCCTACCAGCCGTAGGGACCTGCTGTCAATCCGTGGGTGGCCTCCAGGATACCTCCTCCGCATCTATTTCCTCGAGCAGCACCGCCACGATGCGGTCCATCGTCGGGTTCACCATCGTGGTCGGGAGCATCCCGAACCGGTCCTTGCCGACGAGCTGGAATCGCGGCTTCGTAATCCCCACGTATTGTCCATCGGCCGTGATCCGGGTCGCGACCACGATGTCCGCGTAGCCGCGCAGATCGTTGCCGAACGCCGGGGTCAGGGCCGGACGGTAGGTCACCGCGTCGCCCGTCTGCTCGCCGCCACTGGCGTCGACGTCCCGTCGGCTGAGGGCCGACCAGCCCACATGCATCGGCAGATCGCGGAAGCGGCGGCACAGGTGGCGCAGTTGCTCCGTCATCACCCCGTAGTCGTCCAGGTGAGTCTTGAACGGGTTGATGTCGGTGTCCTTCGGCATGATGCCCAGGGCGTCCGCCTTCTCGCGCGCGCGGACAATACGGCCCCCCACCTGGTTTTCGGTGAAGATCTTAGTGATCTCGCTCATCGAGTCGAACTCGATCCCGATAGCGCGCCCCTCCTTGTTGGACTCGCAGTCGCGCCTGCACTGCCAGTACAGCGCTTCGAGCTGCTCGTACCCCCGGGCTGGCTCCAACCACAGGTTCTCGGGCGGGACGTCGAACGTGCGCAGGGGACGCTTCTTCAAGCCGCCCTCCGCATTAACGAAGATAACTGGCCCTCGGCGGGCGAGCGTGGCCAGATCGATCGTCTTCCCAGTCCCCTGCTCCCCGTAGTACAGCACCTTGACCCAGTCCTCCTGGTCTGCCAGGGTCGTCCTTGGTTGCGCCCCGGCTGCCAGCTCGTTCATGCTTACCCTCCAGCTCGATCGAATAGACGCCCGGCTCGTCCCCCACGTAGGAGTCGAGTGTTACAGTGACGGGCGCCTGTGGCGTACCGACCAGGCCCTCTAACGCGGCGCGGATCGCGGCCTCGGTGGCGACTCCCCCGAACCCCGTGTGCCGAACCTGTATATAGTACCTCACCCACCCAGTGTACCACACCGCTGACCACGTGTCAATGGCCACCAGCGAGTGCCATTTTTACGCGGTGTTTTCTGTATGTCACCCGATTGGAGTAATTCAAATCGCTCTGAGTTGACGGCTAGTCACGAGCGTGCTATACTGGTGGAGTGAGAGGAGTCTATCAGTGGTTACTAACAATGAGTTCGCCCGGCTGACCGGGTGTGACTACACGATGGCCAGCAAGATCCGGAATGGGACTCGCAAACCGAGCACCAGCCTATTTACCCGGATCATCCTGGTATTCGAACTGGACGCGAAAGAGGCGGTTGACGCCTATGCGGGAGGAGCGGTCATGTTCAGCGACTTCCTCCGAAAGCACGTGTTCGACGCTACCACTGCCGACGACGACACCGGAGCTATGCTCGCATGACGGAGAATGAGCGCGTCCTAGACACCCTCGCCATCGTACGCCGGTGGCTGGAAGTAGGCTACGGCCCCCAGCCTAACCGCAGCGGCACCACCTGGCGGGTTGGCTCAACTAATATTGAGCTGGCGTACGTGATGGGCGAGGGTTCCCTCACACTTTGGTCCGACGGACACAAGGACACGGCCGATAAGTTGGTAACGCGCGGCCGAGACGAGACTGACGTCGCTTACTGGATCGGTACGCTCGAAGCGCTCCGCCCGTAGGATTGTGGCCAGCCGACGTACGTGGTAGGATGGTCTCAGACGGCCCGTACCCAGGGCCGGGGACTAAAGGAGTGGTAATGACCAGCACGGAAGTCGACGAGACCGAAACCCAGACGCCGCCCGAGCCGGTCCTCAAGCGATGCTTCAGCGGATCTGGCAAGTACGCGCGTCGGAAGTGGGCACCAGGCGGTGACGCGTCCTACCTCAGCAAGCTGCGCAAGGCCCATCTCGCCGGTGAGACGCTGCCCGACCCCTGGTTCATCCAGGAGCACGGCGGAGTCGAGGCCGAACTGCCCGAGGGCACGGACGCTTGGCCGCAGCTCAGCGCGATCGATATCGCACGTCGGCTCGACCAGGAGCGTGGGGCGGGGGTCGACTCCCACTGGGCGCACACCCTGGAGACGGCCAAGGACAAGTTCGACGCCAAGGAAGAGGCGCGCAGCACGCGTGCCAAGACCCAGGCGGCCAGCAAGGAGCAGAAGGCAGCCGAACGCGCCGCGCAGTCCAAGCGTCCCAAGAAGGGGACCACGGTCATGCGCACGTCGGGTGATCGGGAGGGCCAGGAGGCCACGGTCCTGCGTCACATCTCTCCGACACAGATGCTCATCCGGTTTGAGGACGGGTTCGAGGAGCTCGTCATCGACCAGGACAACACGGACGTCTCGCCTGTCGAATCGTCTGCCGAGGGAGACTCGGCCGAGGGCACGGCCGGGGCAACGGACGAGGGCGAGTTCCAGGAGCAGTAGAGGCCCGGGGGCTAGTGTCGTCCCCTCCCAATGCGGCCCCCGGAGGTACCAGGTCGGGTTCCCCTCCGGGGGTCGCCCCATGTTAGGAGACTCCCCACATGATGCTCATATTTGCCAACGGATTGAGCGAGGCCGAACACTGGGCTCGCGGCTACAAGATCAGCCGTCACGTCTGGAGGTACGTACACACCTCCGATGACGTGCGCGGTTACTACCACTGCGCCGTTGTCACTCTTCCCGAGTGGAAAGCTTCCGACGCCCAGCTAGAGGCAATGTCCCTCTTGCGTGCGATGGGGGCGCTGAGCGCCCGGTGATTACGATCAGCTGGAGTGAAATCGATGCCTGGCGACAGTGTCCCTATAAGTGGCGACTGGCCTACGCCGAGCGATGGGTCGAGCCTACCGTCTCGCCCGCTTTGGCCAAGGGATCTCTTTGGCACTCCATCCTCGAAGTCCACTATCGCATCCTTCGAAATACGGGTTCACTTGGGATCGCGATGGACAATGTGGATAAGTATCTCGACGCGGTGGGAGAGCACACCGGAACCCCCGAGGAAATCGTCGAGCTGATTCGCTGGATGTACACCGGCTATGTCCAGATGTGGCAGGCCGATCAGGAGTGGCGCGTCGTCGACGTCGAGCTGAAGATGGAAGTTCCCCTAATCGAGGGACTTATCAACATCAAGTGCCGGATCGATCTCTCGGTCGAGGACCGCCACGGGCAGTACTGGCTTTGGGACCACAAGAGCGGCCAAAATCTGCCGAAAGAGAAGGAGACTGATCTCGACGATCAGTTCGCGCTCTACCAGTGGATCATCAACGAATACAACCCGGATATGCGGGTATTCGGGATCGTCCACAACGCGGCGCGCACTCAGCGCAACAAGGGACACATGCCGCTGGAGGAGCGCTTCTGCCGAATCAAGATGGTGCGCACCGACCAAGAGCTGGCGACCATGGCCGAGGAGGTCCGCTCGACCGCGCTCGATATTCACGCCGCGTACCTGAACTTGGATCTAGCTGAGACCCAGGTGACGCCGAGGCACCCCAACCCGGACACCTGTAAGTGGAAGTGCGGCTTCACCTCGCCCTGTCTCCTTGGCAGGGGGACTGAACCCGAACGTGTGCGGGTCATGCTCAAGGATCTCGATTTCCGGCAGGACTTCACTCGGCATTGACAGCCGGTCCCGCGCGGGGGTACGATGGTAGTGCGCCCCTCCTGCCGACTCGGGGGTTGTGCTGGAGGGGCGCGCAAGTCTTTGGGGGACTGCCATGCCAGGAAAGAAGTACGCAAGCATCAAGCACCCGAGGCAGTACGAGGCCCTGCGTGCCAAGGGCTTCTCGAAGAAGAAGGCCGCTAGGATCTCCAACGCGAAGCGACGCCGCCGATGAATGTAGCGCACGCTGACCAGTACGAAGCCGCCTGTCGAGACGTGCGAGCCCGCCTCGATCGAATGCGCGAAGATCCCCATCCGGGTACCGTGTTGGTTGAGGCGAAGGATGTCGCCATCCACGACGCGCTCAGTCACCGCCTGGGTCTGGAGCTTAGAGCCTCAGAGATCGGTCGATGCTGCAGCCGGATCGATTCGCCACGCGTGATGTACTGGGTACCGCGCGCGCGATTCATCTTTTGCGACGAGCACTGGGCGTGCACCCGGCTCTGCGCCTGCTTCAAGGAGTGCGATGCCTGCCGGATGCCGGTCGACGAGGTCACCTATTTATATCTGTTCATGGGGCCTTTCATCGTCCAGGCGGCCCTCTGCATCAGCTGCGAGGAAAGGGCGACCCTTTCGGCTGACCGGGCTTGACACGTAGTCGCCCGCGTGGTACACTGGGGGGATGCTGCTGCCCCTGGTGCCAGAGACGGTCCCCATTGCGGTAGACACTGAAACCAGCGGCCTATTCGTAGACGGAGACCCGGGTAAAGCTCCACGAGCCCGGGTCTCTGTCGTATCTGCGGCCTGGCGTGATCAGCACCACCAGCTCCAAGAGCAGGTCTGGGCCTTCGATCAGGGCTGGCTGTACGGTAAGCCGGGACGCTGCGGCTGGTCCCCCGCAGGCAAAGCCGGATTCTATCCGCTGCCCGCCATGCCAGTCTGGCGACGCGAAGCCCTGCGCCACATCCCCGGCCCGATGGGGTTCGGCGCCGAGTCCGACTTCGACGATGGCAGCATCAATCTCCCGCAGGAATCGCTCGGCACGCTGCTGGACTGGCTGGGCCAGCACCCACTGATCATGCACCACGCGAAGTTCGATTGCCACATCGCGGCGGCCGGGCATCGCCTCGACCCGAGCACCGGTCGAGACCTCAGCCGCTCCGTGTTCTGGGACACCCAGCACGCGAATGGCCTGCTCTGGCCGCTGGAATCCAGCTCGCTCAAACCCACCCTGAAACGCCTATACGGCGAGGACGAAGGCGATGCCCAGCTCGCGATCCAGAGGGAACTCAAGCGCCAGGGTAAGGGTCTCACCTGGCGTTACGATCTGCTAACCTGGGGATGTCTGGAACCGTACGCGGCACGCGACGCTAACCAGACCTACCGGCTGTGGGAATATCAGCGGGAGATTATCGAAGAGGGCGCAATCCCTCAGCACTTCGAGGACGTGCGGATGCTGGAGCTGCGAATGTTCCGGTGTCTGTTCGACATGGAGCGGCGCGGGATCGGCTTCGCCAAGGATGAGGCGTACGAGGAGTACCTGCGTCTCAAAGCCGAGATCGATAACGCTCGCAATGCTCTGCCCTTCCGACCCACGGTGCCAGGCGCGCAGAAGCACTTCGCCGTCCCGAGCGTAGCCAAGGACGTCATGCGCGACCTGGCCAAGTCCCCCAACACCCGCGTCGCCACCGACGCCAACCAGTGGATTACTTACCAGGGCTACCTGAGCGCGGCCTCCAAATGGTACCGGGGATGGCCCGCCGCTACGGGTCAGGACGGGCGACTGCGCTGCAACTATCGGCAGATGCGAATCGAGTCCGATCGCCCCGGGGGTAAGACGGGTGGCGCGGTCTCCGGCCGCCTGTCCGTCGAGCGAGTCCAGCTCCAGGCCATCCCCCACGCGCACCAGATTCCCGAGGGGATCGTGCCGATTCGGGAATTCTTCCGCGCGCGCGAGGGTACCGAGTTGTTCTCGCTCGACATTAGTCAGGCCGAGGTCCGGGTGGCCACCTCGATCAGCCGCTGCCAGGGGATGCTAGAGGTCCTGCTCGCCGGAACCGACGTCCACGGCCAGACCGCCACCAAGGTGTTCAATGTAAAGCCGGGCGACGCTGACTGGGACGCGATGCGAGCCGTGGCGAAGCGGCTGACCTTCGGCATCCTTTACGGCGCGGGAATCGATACACTGCGGGAACAGATCCGGCTGTTCACCGGCCAGGATTACAGCCGCAACGACACCCGCGCACTCAAGAAGCGTTACGATGACGAGTTCCCCGAGTTCACTCGCGCCAGCCACCAGGCCATGCAGCGCGCAGATAAAGGTCTGGGCGGTCGTGGTTACCTGACGATGAAGGTAACCGGCCGCAGGCGAGTGTTCGGCTACGGGGAGCGCACGCACAAGGCTTGGAACGCGGTTATTCAGGGCACCGTGGCCGAGCTGATGAAGCTCTGGATGGTCGAGGTCAACGAGCAATGGCCCGGATGGCTGTTGCTCCAGACGCACGACGACCTGGTGCTGGAGGTCCCCCACGGCCAGGAGGACGAGCTAGACAAAATCAAGACCCTCGGCATCAATACCTTCCGTGACCGACTGGTTGCGATTGGCGGGCTCGATGTTCCGTTCAAGATAGACCAGAAACGGTGGACCGATGCTGCGTAGTTTCCTACTAACATTCCTACTGATCATGGCCGCTCTGGTGGGCGGTACCGCCTCGGCTGAGGCTACGGTGCCCTGCCCGCACGAGAACTGGGGCTCGCTGGAGAAGGCGAATCTACACCAGGGTGGCGACATCACCAACGTGCGCGCTGGGCGCAACTTCTGCTTCGACCGCTTGGTATTCGACATCCGGGGCGCCAACCCGGGCTACGATGTCAAGTACACCGACGTCGTGTATGACGTGGCTGCGGGGCGACCGCTCAACGTGCCGGGCGGGGCGAGGCTCTCGGTGGTCGTATTTGCCAATGCCGATAACTCCCGGACACCCAGCGTGGCCGGATTCTCCACGTTCCGAAGCGTGGTGTATGGAGGTACGTTCGAAGCAGTGACTGTGTATGGTCTGGGCGTCAGGGCTCGACTCCCATTCCGCGTGTTCACTCTCACCGCGCCGAACCG